GTTACGGTGGAGCGGAAGCGGGACTGCTTCTGTTGGCTCAGCAGCTGCACGTTGGTCGTGTACTGCTGCACAAAGTGGGTCGTGACGGCTTGGGACATGATGCCCTCCAAGAAGTTGATCGAATCAAGTTCTCGCAGGGCTTGCCCGGATACCGGGGCCACTACATGCCCATGTGCGCCAGGACGGGCGGCAGCTCTCTCGCTGCTCGTCGGGCCGGCCCCTGTTGCCCTCAGGGGTTCCCGGCCGCTTCAGGCGCCGATCAGGCGCCGGGCTTCGAGATCACCCAGGCCACGAAGAAATCAGCCCTCGCTGTGACCTCTTCAGGAGGTCGACCCGGAATGTTCGCCAGACGGAGGCATTCTAGGCGAATCGCCTCAGAATGTGGCACTCCGGTGGTGACCTGTTCCGCTGGCTTGCTGGTTTGGAGAATGTCCTTCCCCGGTGCCGGCTTGGGGTTGGGGTAGCCGCGCGGCATGTCAGGCCCCCGGATAGGCGACGGCGAACAGCTGTGCGAACTCGGCCTTCTTTGCCGGGTCTCCGCCGATGTACGCCGCCGTCCAGGCCTTGTCCTGCTTCAGCGACTCGATCTTGGCCGCGGCCTGCTGCTGGCTCATGCCGAAGCCGTTGCCGCCTCCGCCGTTGCTGCCATCCACCACGCGCGCTTCGCCCAGGCCTGCGCCGATGTTGGCGAACAGGGTCATCATGGCCTTGGTGCCGATCGCGCCCTCCAGCTTGGTCAGCATGGCCTGGCGCTCTTCGGCATTCGCGGCCGGGATGAACTGCGCGGCAGCACGCTTGGCCAGCTCGATCTTCGCGTCGGCCTGCGGGCCCCACTCGGTGGTGAGCTCGCCGAACTCGCGTGCCGCTACCCGGGTCTGCTCCTCGCGCGCTTGTGCTTCCGTGGCCACCGCGAACTCGTTCCACTGCTGGGCCAGCGCCTCGGCCTGCTTGGGGGGAATGCCGGCCTTGTGCATCCACTGCGCGGCCTGCTGGCTGAACGCCGGGTCAGCACCATCCGGCACCGGCAGCTTGTAGCCCTCGGGGGTGTCGGGCACGCCCAGCTTCTGATGGAAGGCCTTGATCTCCTCGGGCGTGGCGTCATCCTTGGGCAGCACCAGCGTGCGGCCGGCGCGGTCGTGGCCGATCAGCTTTTCCAGGTTGTAGGCGCTTTCGGCCAGGGCGGCGGGGTCCTTGAATCCCTTCGCCTGCACCCAGGTGCGCGCGCTCTCGTCGGCAATGCCTGTGAACCAGCTGTCGGCGTTGGCTGCCGGGGCTGGCGCGGGTGCAGCGCCTGGTGCCGGCGCTGGAGATGGGGCGGCCGGTGCCGGCGTATTTGCTGCGGGTGCGGGGGCTGCGGCCGGAGCTGCTGCAGGTGCGGGTGAGCCACCCAGGGCGGCGGCTGCGCTACTCATCGTCATTGGCTTGTTCCTTCAGGTTCAGCAGTTGGGAGTCGTCTATGTGCAGGTGATGGAGGATGCGGGCCATCATTTCGGCTCGACCGATCCGCACCGCCGTGGCGATCGGATCCACCTGTTGCCGCACCGTCGACACGACGATGGGGCTCTCTCCGTAGCTGGCAAAGCGCCGCAAGTCGGCCAGCACGGCGTCGGTGCTGGCTCCTGGTTTGAACACCGCCCGGTAATGCGAGCGGCGATTGAGAATCCGTTTCAGGCCGGCGAGCATCAGGCGGCCCCGGCGGGGATGATCTGGGGCGCCGCCTGGCCGGGTGCGCTGCCTGCCATGCTGGCGGCCTGGGCGAAGTCCTTGGCTGCACTGGCGGCCACGGGGGCAGCGGCCAGCATCTGCTGCGCCTGGGCCTGCTGGGCTTCCGCCTCAGCAGCCGCGACGACTTCGTCCTCGGGATGCAGCAGGCGAGCCGGCATGCCGTTGATCTCGGCCAGCTCGCGCAAGATGGCGTGAGCGTCGGGCAGCTTGTTGATGGTGGGGTCCAGCTGCGCCAGCGGGCCCATGGCGCTGAGCGTGTTCATGATGGCCACACCAACGCCGGCGCGCTGGGCTTGGTTCAGCGGGCTCTGGTACTCCAGCTTGAACTCGCCGCCGGCCTCGATCAACTCAGGCGGCATCGGGCCGCACACCGCCTCCAGCGTGCCGGACATGGCCAGAATGTCCACTTCGCGTTCCACGCACGGGCCCAGAAGCTCGGCCTGGATGCGGCCCATCGTGGGCGCCAGAAGCTGGCCCTTCTCCTGGGCGCGCAGCATGGCCTCGGTTGCCGTGATCTGGGGCTCCTCGACCAGGATGCGGAACAGCGTGACGAAGAATGCATCGTTGATCGCCTCGCGCTCGGCGTTCATCAGGTCGATGCCGATATCCACCCGCGCGCCGCTGTTGAAGGGCACAGCCATGGGCCGGCCGTTGTTGTCCACGTAGCCGTGATTCAGGGCGTTGCTGCGTACGCTGAACGCCTGCAGGCTGGCATCGTCCGACAGCATGATCGGTGGGGCCACCGCCATCTGAGCCGCCCGGATGACGGTCTTCTTCATCTCGTTCAGCGCCTTGATGGTGGGCAGCACCTTCATCGCCGGCCCGCGCCCGTAGCTCTCGCGCGGCGCGGTCTCGAAGCGCGGCACGCAGAAGGGGAAGGTGCGGAAGCCGCCTTCCTCGATCGTCGTGCGCTGCTCCATGGCGATGTAGCAGGACCGGAAGGCCATGCCGGTGAAGTCGGCCCGGCCGGTCTTCTTGTCGGGGTTCGGGCCCACCGTGTGCAAGAACCAGAACTTTGTCAGCGGGTTCAGGCCCAGCGCCTGGCGGATGGGCTCAGGCAACCGCTCGCGGCCGAACATCGTCGCGGCCTGGTGGGCCGACAGCTGGAACTTGCGGTGCAGTGTGTCCACGCGGCCGTGGCCATCCTCCTGGATGTAGCTCTCGGCCAGCGGGAAGGCCTTGTACCGGATGCCGATGCCCAGCACATCGTCGATGAAAAGCACCCCGGTCCCGAACGCGCCAATATCCAGCACCACCTCGCCGGTCTGGGCCTGGAAGTTCGCCCGCGGCGCGTAGCGCACCCGGAACAGCAGGTCGTTCACCGCGTCCAGGTACCGCTTCACCTTGTCCGACTTCTTCAGCGCAGGCTCCGCCGGCTGCAGCTTGTGATAGGTCTGCGTGGGCGGCATCGTCATCGAGATCACGGCCGCCGCGAACTTTGGCAGTGCCAGCTGGGCCGTGTCGTCGAACATGCGTTCGTTGAGCTTCTGGCCCTCGGTGCGGATGCGCTGCTGGAACAGGTTCTGGCTGGGCCGCACCCGCTCGGCCACCTCGCGCCAGTGCCCCTCCCAGACGCCGCGGGTGGACTCCATCTGCTCCTGCAGACGGATGTAGTGGTCGGCATTGGCGTCCATGTCGCCTCCTTCAAGCAGGGTGCAGGGTCAGGCTGTAGGACAGCAGCGTGTAGCTGTCGGTGACGCCTGCGCCAGACAGCGTGATCGTCAGCGGCACAGCGGTAGCGAAGTTGATCGACTTGTCGACAAATGCGGCCGCGTTTTGCACGTTCCCCGGCAGCCACTGCTCGGTCATCTGCGTGCCGGATGTCACCGCGTAGACGCTGGTATGCATTCGGACATGCTGGTTAGCCACCGCCGAGACGGTGAAGGCATCCAGCGCCTGGCCTGTGATGAAGTTGACAGTGCCTGCAGCGACAGCTGTGCTGCGAGCAAAGTCAGCCAGCACCTCCATCCGCATGCCTGGCTTGACGAACATGCCGGCAGGGATGCTGCCCGGCGCAGCGAAGGTGCCGCTCGCCACGTTGGCCAAGGTGGCCAGCGGCGCGGCCAGGGTGCCAGCGGCGCCAAAGAGCCGCACAGGAGCCTCTTGCACCCAGAAAGAGCCGTCGCTGCGCCACCAGGAACCCGTCGGGCCCGCGTCGGTGAAGAACGCCCGGGCTGCAGGCAGGCCGGCGGCCGGAGCAGCGTACAGCGTGGCCGCCGGCCGGTTGGCCCACAGGCCCACATAGACGGGCAGATTAGCCTGGATGCCGATCATCGGAGCGACCAGGCCCTGGAAGTACGCGGCGACCTCGTCGCTCGTCACCGGCGTCTTGGGGATCTGGGCCGTCTTGGTCGTGTCCGCCTTCGTGATCTTGTACGGCAGCCGCTCGCCGAAGCGCGTCTCGGTCGTCAGCAGCGACTCGTCGGTGTGCGCGTCAACGATGCGCACGCGCACGATGCGCGCGGTCGTGTCCACCTCGACCACGCCATAGACGATGGCGCTCGGCCGGGTGTCCCACCAGTCATTCTCGGGGTAGGGCGTCATTGCCGAGGCGTTGCTGCCGAACGGGCAGGCGCAGTGCACATAGCCGTTGTACAGGCTGCCCTGGGCCGTGCTGACGTAGCTGCTGTGGGGCGTGTGGCGGTCGCCAGTGATGTGCGTGACGCCGATGCCCGAGGTCTCGATGTGCGACCACACGAGCGAGCGCTGCGATGGGTAGCTGCGCCAGCCGTCGCTGTTGTCGAGGTTCCACCAGTCCTTGCTCGACGGCAGGATCATGTGGATGCCGTACTTCTTGCAGTAGTCGACCTGGGCCTTGAACCAGTCGAATTGCACATTTCCCCACATTTTCTTCTTCGCGTACTTCGGGCCGCTGACCCACACGCCGCCCACGGCGTTGACGAAGTCCGCGCCGCTGTCCGCGTCGGTCTGGGTGTCCTTGTCGTGCACGCAGTCCGTGTAGACCAGCATCACCGAGGCCTTGGCCGGGTCGGTCGTCACCGTGCCGTTCGCGTCCAGCATCTCGCTGAAGTAGTAGATGCGGGCCTGCGCCGACGATCCCACACCGGCCGCGGTGAACGTGTCGGGCACAAAGCCGCCGAAGGGACGCGCGGGGTTGTCGAAGTAGGCCGCGAACACCGGCTCCATGGCGTTGTCGGCCAGCACCCGGTAAGACCACATCTGGGCCACCGTGTTCGGGGTCAAGTCGTTGGGAGCGCGACCCAGCGAGTTGTCCCAGTTGTTCCAGAGCCAGTCGTGATCGTCGCCCTGCAAGATGATGCGCAGCTGCTTGGCTGAGCGACGGTCAAACACCGGCTTCCACGACTTCCCGAGGATCTGCTGGTCGTACCGGTTCTTCCACTGCGGGAACTGGCCCGCGGCGATGCCAGGGTTGCCGCTGGCCTCGTTCAGCGTGATGCCATTCAGGCGCACCGCATCCCGGTCGATGTACATGAAATCCCCGCATGCGAGGTGCAGCGAGGGATTCCATTTCAGCAGGCCCTCGGTGGAGGGAGACGCCCGTTCGTTGCCGCAGGCGGTGAAAGTGATGTTGAAGCTCATGATGTCCTCACAGTCGGGCGCGAGCCGGGAATGCCATGCCGCCGGCCAGCTCGGCCAGGTCGCGGCAGATCAGCGCGTGGCGGTTCAGGTCCAGCGGGCCGCGCTGGATGCCCAGGCAAGCCAGGCTGTTCTCGGGCAGCAGGTAGTCCTGCATGTTCCCGTCCGCGTACCCGTTTTTCGGGGTGCAGCCGATCACCATCGGGAACGACTCGTCGTAGTCGTAGGGCGCAGTTGACCCGCTCACACCGCGATCAGGGACGCTGTAATGAAACTGCATGAATTCATCGGTCTGGGCAACCTGCGACAGCGGCATGCGGCTGGCATAGATGTCCAGGTTCGTGGCGTCGATGCGGCTGATCTGCACCGAGATAACGCTGGCTGAGTTGCCCCAGATCGTGTCCGCACCAGCCATGCCGTTGGTGCTGAGGTCCTGCTGGTCAGGGCTGGTGCCGTTCTGCCCCCGGTGAATGAACCGCAGCCGCATGTTCGCGTGGCTGGCACTCTCCGTGGCAGGGCTGAACGCGATGCCCCATCCGCCCTTCGTGCTGCCCGTATTGCCCAGCGTGCCGGCGAAGAAGATCGTCTGCGTGTTGGCGGTGTCATAGACCGGGTGGCGCAACACGAAGAACACATTGATCTGTTCGTCGGTCTTCAGCGTGGCCAGGGACAGATCACGCGCCAGGTGCTTGGTGCTGACATTGACGCCGGCCGGTGAGGCCTGCCAGCGCGTGCCCGCCTTGGCGACGATGCCGGGCACCTGCTGGCCCGAGGCCAAGGCCCACGGGTTGCCGGTGCCGGTCAGCGTCAGGGGCACGGACGAGATGCGGTCACGCACCACCGTCGCGCCGCGCTCGCTGAAGTCCCACCAATAGGAGGGCCGGCCCACCACCCGGGCCTGGCCGGCGAGCTGGGCCATGCGGTACTTCTCGAACGCTTCGAACGGCAGCGGCGACGCGCCGCGGCTGCCTGATGTGGCCACCGCGAACGTCGCGCCGCCAGACGCCTGGTCAGAGGTCTGCCGCGCCACCGTGCCGGACGGGGTGTCCACGACGATCGGGCCATTGGCCTTGCAGGAGATCGTCAGCGACGCCCCCGAATCGTAGGGGCCAAAGGTGCGCCGGAATGCGACCGGGCCGATCGGGACCGTGCGACCCTGTGCCCGGCGCTGGGGGTCAGATGTGCCGTTCCCGCTGGGGTCCGGGATGTTCTCGACCAGGCTGCCCTCGGCATTCGGGGATGCCGAAACCGTCATGGTCTGGCCTGGCAGGAGGTCAATGGTCTGGCTCGCGCCGGTGTTGATGTTGATCGCCATGATTACCCCGCGACGTTGGCTGGCACACCCACCACGCAGCAGGTCACGCCAGTGGTGGCGCCAGCTGCTGCTCGCATCGGGCCATTCGGCGCCCGGAAATTAGCCATCTTCCCGGCACCGATCGCAATGTCGGTGGTGGTCGCGTAGTTGATGACGCTGATCCACGCGCCGCCCGGGCCCTGGATCTGCAGGCCGACGTTTCCGCTGCCTGCCTCGACGAGGAACACCCCGTCACCGCCTGGCCACTCCTTTGCGGCGCTGTTGCCGGTGCCTGTCGCACCGGTGAAGAGATCGAGTCGAACGCGACGGGCCATGAGCTCAGC